TCTACTTCTGATTTAATCTTATCGGCAAAAGGTTCTCCTGTAAAGAAATTTATTGCTTCTGCAGCACCTTCTACTACAGTTGCAGCACCTTTACCTAATGCAAATGCCGTAAGACCTGCCGCAATGCCAGACATAACACCAATAAATTCTACTGTATTCCAGCCAATACCAGGTAATTCACTTATTGAAAGTAATGTTGCCACACTATCTTTTATTTGCTGAGCCCAATCGTCAGTTGATACAAATTGTGCCAATCCAGCAGCAGCATTACCTACAGCAAATGTTGAAAGCCCTATACCTAATCCGGTCATTGCTAAAGGAAATGTTGCTCCTGCAAATAAAACATCAGTTCCATCTAAATCATCTTTTATTGATAATAATGTGTTTACATTTTCTTTAACTTTTTCTGCCCAATCTGTGTCAGTAATCCATTGACCCAAACCAACTAGTGTTTGACCAGTACCAAAAGCAATTAGACCAGCACCAAGACCACCTAAAGCTAAACCTACAGTACCACCTTCATATAATAAAGTAAGGTTACCACCCACTTCATCTGCTATGGAGAATAAATCAAGAACATTTGTTTTTAACGTCTTTGTCCATTGATCCTCTGTAATCCATTGACCCAAGCCGACTAAAGTTTGTCCCACGCCAAATGCTGCAAGTCCTGCTGCAAGACCAGTCATTGCAAGAAAGAAGGTGCCTCCTTCTTTCAACATTTCTACCTTGCCACCTACCTCATCGGAAATAGAAAGAAGAGTGACTACATTATCTTTTACCTTTTGTGCATCAAAATCTGCAAACATCTCAAGTGCAGCCAGCCCTGCAAGACCACCTAAGCCAAGACCGAGTGCAGCTGAACCAACTCCTTGGCCTATTCCCGATGCAGCAGAACCAACCCCTTGACCCACAGATGCCGCAGAACTCAATGTACTTGTATTGACACTAGACAATCGACTGTTTGTCTGTTGAAGATTAAACATATTAGTCAACAGTCTTTTTTGATCTGTCATTGATCTATCAATAGACTGTAATACATCCTGAAGATCGTCTAATGTTGCCATTTATCTAGTTCTTTCTTTTTCTTTTTGGCTTTGAATAAATTCTAACAACATATCAAAATACAGATCACGTTCATATGGTATCATTTTTTCAATATCTTCTACACTATATTTATGGTGTTGAGCCATCCCAAAAACTTTTTGATAATATACAAAAAGATTAGTATAACTCATTATTACATAAAAAAACTTTGAGTTCCTTGTATTGTAAATACCTTTTTCTCACCTTTCGAATTAACATATGGCATCTCATGTCTTACTTTTGGCATTGTATCAAAGAATGATTTTATTTTTCTTGTCACATCTGAATGTAAGCTTTCAATAAATTCATCAACTTGTTTTTTAGTAAAATCTTTGAAGTTATATACTTCATCCTCAGATGCAAGAATATCAATGCTTGAAATTAGTATTTGATATGATTTATCGGGTGAAAGTTCATCTTGTTTTAGTATTGATGCAAAATCATCAATTGTTGGATATTTTAAGAATAATGTATACTTATCATCGAGCTTTATTTGATTTGAATGATTCTCGTCTCTGTGTACTTTTACATTCTGAAGATCTAACTTAAGTTTAATCTTTTCATTTGTGTCTGGATCTTCAATTTCAAATTCTACATTATTATCTACAGATTTTGATCTAATATTAATAACTAGATACTCTAAATCAAATAATGCTAATTTATCAATTGAGTAATCTTGAACACAATTTCCAACAATCTGTTTAATTGCAGTAACAATTTGATCAGGTTCTTTTGATTGTTGTGCAGTTAACAGTATCTTTTCTTCTTTCACTGTAAAAGGTCGATAATAAACTTTAGTACCATTTGAAGGCAATTCAAGTTCATAAAGTGGCAAATCAATTTTTGGTAATGGCATTTATCTCTCCATGTTAAAATGTATTTCGGAATGAATTGAACGTATTTCTTATAGTTCTAAAATCATTTCTAACTGTTGTAAAAGTATTTATTGCATCCTGGACGGATATTGGTAAATTTGTTTGTTGGAATGTCTGACCTCTAAATCCAACACTATTTAGGAAATCAAGGTATCCATTTCCTCGAGAAATTGGTGATATTGTAGAACCAGCTTTTGATCCAGTAAAGAAAAATGATGATGCACTAAAGTTTATAGAAACAGTTCCTATACTATCATTTGGTGTCCAAGAAAAGTTTTTACCACCTATTTCCGTTGGAAATGCATTCAAGAAAGTATAAGTGTAACCTTCTTCGGGTGCACCAGAAGAATCTGTTTTATAATGCGTAATTTCTATTATACATGAATAGTCTGATTTATAACCTATTTCATACGGATAATGATCACCATTTAGTGAAGATAGTAAACCATTTCTAGCATTATAGTTTATTATCTCTTGCATCCAAGAGTGAAAAAATGCTATAACTCTGTGATCCGAATCCAGCATGAATGTAGCATTAATAGAAGGACCATTTAAGTTTATTGGCATACTTTGAGATAGATCAATAGAGTTTTCACGATATGATGCTACATTTATGTTCAATGAAGGTATTGCAACTTCAGAACAGAAAAATCTTAAATCACTTGATGTAATATATTGATTCTTTTCAGTATATCTTACTCCTGGATTTACTCCAGGAATTCCCGATGCGGTTGAAGGTGAATTTGTCTCATTCGGGAAATTAATCTTTAGAACAAATAGATTTGATTTAGCAGGGCCGCCATATTTGTTCATGACAGTTTTGAATTCATTTATGTTGAACATATTATCTTGTTCCTCTTATGATTTTCTTTGAATCTTCCCAGACTTGAGTTTGTGTTGCACCTTCGAATTTAGCAATATTCAAGAAGAGTGCAATATCCCATTCTGATGGATTAACATAAAGTAATCTACTTCTGACATGTTCAAATAGATAATGTTTTACAGCAGGTCTAAACTCTCGGTATTGTGAACTTGCATTTAAAATTCGATATGAGATACTCAATTTTGTTGTTTCATCAAATCGGTCATTAGATGCTGTATCATATAGTGCATCCATTAATTTAGCTCTCATTTTTAGTGGCAAATAGTGAAAGTTAATTCCTAAAAAGCCACCTTTTGCTCTATTAATAGGGAATATGAGAGGTACTCTATCATAATATGGTAATGTATCTTTATGTTTTGGATCGTAATAGAACATATACATTGAGCCAATTTTAAATTGCCCTGTATTTCTAAAACGCTCTGGTTCTGCATTTCTGAAAAACGCAGTTTCATTGACCTTGCCTACTTCTTTTGCCTTTTCACGATACCATACTCGTGCAGTGCTATTACGAGAAGGCATTTGACCTGCTCGAATACCTTTTAGTAGAATATCGTCGAATACTTTAGCCAAGTTTTTACCTTATGTTTAAATGTTTTTCGGTCATGATCTCAAATTTCCAACCTTTAGATGCACAGTATTGTCTAGCAGCTTTCCATTTTGCATCATTAATACCAAATGTTTTCACTTCGTTTAGATACCTTCTGGAAATTCGTCCAGTCGGTGTTTTATTCTTTTTGCTTATATCGGGTGGTCTTGTTTGACCTTCCGGTTTTATTTCAATCATCACTGTTTCAAACTTATCATCACCCATTTTTTTGTGTAGAATTACGTCAGGAAAATAACGGTGCATCTTTCCATCAATTGGTGATAAATAAGGAATGGCTACTTCTTCAGATTGCCACCAAATCACATCAGGATGCAAGTCAATAAATTTAAAAAACTTAAATTCCCAAAGTGATCTATATACTATATTTGTCGGGTCTCCGCGGTATTTTTGTGGATTTACCGGGCGAAATCGTCCTTTGTATGCCATATCTCAAGTTTTAATATAAATAAGTTAAAATCAATTCTATTTATAAGGAATTTTTAAGTGGCAGGATTAACAGAATATCCTAGAGATGTAATAAAGAATAGGAAATCCCAGTTAAATGGGGTTAATCTATTAGCATTTCCAAACAATTTAGGTGCTCATGCTACTTTATTGGTTTTTAAGAAATACGCATATGAAAGTCCTGGGACTAGAAATCTAAATAAAATAGATAGAAATACACTTACAAAGGAACAACTTGGTAGTTCTGCTATACTTCTTCCGTTACCAAAAGAAATAAAAGATACTTATGGAATTGAAATTACTAATTTTGATCAAGGTATATTTGGTGATGCTATAAGCAGAGGTGGTAATTATGTAATGGGTGATGGTTCTGTGGATGGAAGTATACTTGAGAATATGGGTGTGCCTTCAACACAGACTTTGGTTTCCACTGCTGGTGGTGCTATAGGTGCTCTTGCATCAAAATTCTTAAGTTCTAGAACAAGCGGTCTTGGTGCAGGTGCTGTAGGTGCACTTTTACCTGGAAGCGGAAATATTGCTGCTAGTCTAGAAGCAGGTGCAGGTGCTACTGTAAACCCAAAACAAGCGCTCCAATTTAAAGGTGTTGATATGAAAACACACAACTTTAATTGGACAATGGCTCCAAAATCCCCAGATGAGTCCGATAAGATCTTACAGATTACAACAACAATAAAGCAAAACGCATTGCCAAGTTATACAAATGTCGGTCCTATAAAGAGAGCATTTTTAAATTATCCAAGTACCGTGGACATTTATTTCTTCGGAATTGAACAATCATATTTCATGTTCTTTAAAACATGTATGATTAATACAGTCAATATTGATTATTCACCACAAGGTCTTGCAATTTTAAGAGGTGGTAAACCCGCAATGGTAAATCTAAGTTTATCACTAAAAGAAATGGATATTCATACCGCCGAAGATTATGGCGGTCAAAGTACTGATATCGGTATAAGATCAGTAAGTGGGAGTGAAAGATTCTAATGTCAAACTATTTTGATCAATTTCCAATTATCAATTATAACGGTTATCAGGTCCGTGATATTTCACGCAGAAATAGATTTCTTTCGCCATCTATAGCAAATCCTTATCTATTTTTACCATATACAATTACGGATGAAGATAGACCAGAAGATATTGCATATTATTACTATGGATCGACAGACTATACATGGTTGGTTCTTTTAGCAAATAATATAATAGATCCATATCATGATTGGCCACTAAAAGAAGATGATTTTCATAAGTATCTAATCAAGAAATATGAACAGCAATCCGGTGAAAAAGGCTATGCTGTTATTGATTGGTTAAAAAATGAGAATTTAACAGAAAACATAGCATATTATTCAAAGTTGGTAAAGTAAAATGGCAATAGATAGACTAATTTTAAATCCAGAAAGTTTTCGTACCATATATCTTAGAAAAGAAGATAATATCATTCTAAGAACTGAAAAAGGCCGCAGAATTATTATTAAGCAGATTATCCCTGAGGAATGGGTTCCAACAAGACTATATGATTATGAGCATGAATTAAATGAAAATAAGCGAAATATATTGTTGGTTGATAAGCAATATTTGCCTATTGTGGAAAAAGATCTTAAGAGATTAATGAGAGAATGACTGAACAATTTTTACTTCCTGGTTATTATAGAGTCATTTCGGCTGTTTTAACTCCGTATGGTACTACTTCTCAAATAGATATATCCGGGATTACACATAAAATAGTAATTGAAGAGTCAATGGAAACTGACTGTATCAGAGGCTATTTAAGTGTTGCAGATGGTATCGGACTTTTAGAGAAATTACCTCTCCGCGGAGAAGAACGTTTATTTTTGGAAGTGGAAGATATTCTAAAGAATAAAAAGTCATTTGATCTATTTGTCTATAAAGTAGATAATATCATAACCAAAGAAGTAAATGATGTTCTATTTTATGATCTCACCTTTACATCATATATGAGATGGAATGCTGGAAGATCAAAAATAATAGAGGCATTTGATAAAAGTATCCGTGAAATAGCAGAAGAAATATTTAAGCGCTATTATTCACCTTTTACTAAACCATTTAGAACAGAAGTTACAGATGGTAATTTCTATTGTACCATACCAAATTATACACCGCCACAAGCTCTTGAGTTTTTAACCAATAGAGCATACAGTAGTATATCTCCGTCTTGTTCATTTAGATTTTTTGAAAATTCAGAAGCATTCTATTTTGTTTCCGACGAATGGCTTATATCAGATGCTATAACTAATGACAATATCAAAGAATTTACATTTGTCCCTTATAAAACATCTCTTGAAATGAATAATGTTTCAGATAAAAATGGATATGATATTGAAGGTCAAATGAAAAACTTGATCGAATTGAGAAATACAGATCGAATTAATACTATTGCAGATTTAAATAGTGGTGCATATAAAAGTAATCCTATAATAATTGATTTTGTGAATAAAACAGTCACAAATAATAGATATTCATATGAAGATAGCAAAACAGAATTTGCAAGTTTAAATTCAGGTAATAGAAACATTGAAGATGTTCACAGTAATGAGTTTATCAATTATGCATTTACTGAAGAAAATGAAAAACGATTTTTGGTATTTAAAGATTATCAATCACTCGGAGACTTACCTTCAACCATAAAAAGTGATCAATTTTTAGAGAAAATAGTTTCAAGACGAAATACGTATAGATATCTGCTTTATCGAAATACAATTTATGTAAAAGCAAATGGTAGATTAGATTTAAAAGCCGGTGACGTAATCAATTTAAAGATACCAGAAATATCAGCACATTCTAATAAATCTGAATATGATTCAAAATTGTCTGGTAACTATTTAGTACATGATTGTACTCATATATTTGACAAAGAAGTTTATGAAGTTTCTATGATGCTTACCAAATTTGATTGGAGAGAAAATTAATGTTTGAAGAAACTGGTGTTGGTATCAAGAATCCTCTTTGGTTCGTAGGTGTTGTTGAGAATCGAAATGATCCTAGAAAAGAAGGACGTGTTCAAGTTCGTGCATTTGGTGTGCACGGAACAAACAAACAAATACCAACAGAACAATTACCATGGGCTCTCTGTATAGCTGGAAATTATGATCCGAACTATCCGATACCTCCACTAAATTCTTGGGTATTCGGCTTTTTCCTTGATGGTCGTGATGCACAGCAACCAATGATACTCGGTTTAATTCCGACTCAAATGACTTCTCTTATTGATCCTGAAGTCAATGGTTGGGGTGTAATTCCATCACAGAATGTTACACTTGATTCTCAAGGATCAAGAGCACTTGATTATGGACAACCACAAAATTCAAGAAAAGCTCGTGGAGAAGAAATCCAAAACACTGGAGTTCTGTTGCAAGAAGTCAATAGACTTGATGCAGATTTTTCTTCTGCTGTTGAAGGTCTTTCAGTTCAAGAACCACCACCTGCATATAATGCACAATATCCTTACAACAGAGTTATTGAAACTGCTGCTGGTCACAGTATTGAATTGGATGATTCTCCTGGTGGTCAACGAATTACAATATTCCATAATAGCGGTTCATTTATCGAGATTGATAATGGCGGTATTATGAATGTCAAAGCAACAGGTGACCTTTTCTTAAGTTCTATGAAAAATGTGATCATAATTGCTGAAGGCAGACAAATGGTCAAAGTAAAAGGTGATGCGGTCATAAGTGTTGATGGAAATATGATCCATGAAGTCGCTGGTGATATGCAGCAAATAGTCCGTGGTAATTATGAACTTTCAGTAGGCGGTCAATTAAACTTAAATGGAAGTGAAGAAATCCAAGCAAGAGCTGCTAAAGTAAGACTGGAAGCAAATGTTGAAGGTATCAATCTAAAATCTGGCAAAGACATAAACATTCAATCTGGAAAGAATATAAACATCAAGTCTGGTGTTGGGATACTTCAACAAGCAACAGGTGATTTTAATATCAAATCAGATAATATCTTTATTCAAGGTGCAGGTGAAGCAAACTTGAAGGGTGATACTATCAAGATAGGTGGTAATAGCAAGGCAAGTATTTCTGCAAGTACCGTTGCAATTGATGATATTATTCAACTTGCTAATGGTGATTCGGATGCACCAAGTGATGCAGTTTCAGCAGGTGCTGCAGAAAGTGCAGAAATGCCAGAACCAGCTGCCAAGTCTGCCGGTAACGGTGGCAGTGGAACTTATACTGGTGGTACATATCGAAATCCATCATATGGTGGCGGCGGTGGATATACAGCAGCAGATGATCAAATAGCAGCAGAAACACTTGGCTCCGGTGCAGGATCAAGTACAGGATCAGCATCAGCAGCACTTGACTCAAGTTATACACAGAGTGCATTAACACCGCTATTTGATCTAATTGGAAGAGCTGAAGGTGCGGGTTATGATACAATTGTTGGATTTGTAAGAAAAGAAGATTATCCACCTAAAAATCTAACTGCTCTTACAGTGGATGAAGTACTTGCCTGGCAAGATAGTATTGATGCTAAATATAATTCTGAAGCAGCTGGAAGATATCAAGTTATGGAAGATACTCTTCGAGGTCTTAAAGGGCAGGGCATTGTTAGTGGTTCTGAACTATTTAATGCCGAGACACAAGATAAAATTGCCACTGCACTTCTAAAAATAAGAGGCCTAAATAGATTCTTAAGTGGGTCTATTAATGAAGAACAATTCGGCGATAATCTTTCCTTTGAATGGGCAAGTTTACCAATTATGATAGGCCCAAGATACGGACAGGGAAGATATTCAGGTCAAGGCGGAAAAATTACACCACAAGAAGTTTTGGACGCATTAAAGAAAGTAAAGAATTATAGAACAACATCAACACCTGGTCCGCGAACAACGGCACAATAAAGAGATAAGATATGACTGTATGTAATGATTCAATAGAAAGCAGAAACGCAAGTAGTTTAATTTCTACTGATGGTTTTGCATATTCACCTACTTTGCAAATATACCAATTGGATAGATTGACAACAGAATTTGAAAAAAGTTCTGTTATAACATTTGAAGATCCATATATTAAAGCATTTGGTCAAGAAGAATATAACAAATCTCTTATTTCATTTAATAACTTTTTGTCTGCTGCAAATGTCAACACATTTTTAAATGTTTCTGTAAACTATCCCGCTGTTCAAGATAGAATAGATAGAGGTGTTGCAATTACACCAATTGAATTTACAGATTTTATGAGTGATTCTAGTTTTAATCCAGTTACTATTACTGTTCAGCAGGTTCAAAATCCTAGAAGAGTTCTTTCTATTTACAATTCATATTTAAACGGAAGATTTTCTAAAAGTGCTATGGGAACTTTTTGTGAATTAGCACCTGTCATTTTTGGAGCAGTGGGCGGTTTCTTTACTGCTGTTGGTGCCATTGCAAATAAGATTACAGACATCATTAATAAGATTCAGAATTTTTCTCTTGCATCTCTTCTTGCGAATTTGAAAGATAAAATCATAAACGTGATAGAGAATACAATTGAAAATGTAAAGAATATAATCCAGAATTTTTCATTGGAAGGTCTTGCAAGACTTGAGCAACAACTATTCCATACACAAATACTATATAGATTCAAAGAATTAAAAGATGCAGCTTTGGCATTTTTTGAAAAGGACAATATTGAAAACTTCAAGAAAAGAATTGAAGGTCTTATTTCATATGCTACCAATATCTTTAAAAATCCAAGTTTGGAAGAAATACAATTCCTAATCTATAGATTTTGTTCATTCATTACACAGGTTGAAGATATCATAAATTCAGTAAAGAAACCATTGGACAGTTTTTCAAATAGATATATAACAGCAGGTAAAATTTTAGAAGCTCGATCAAACTATAATACATCTCTTGCTGTTGCTGCAGGTGCAAAGCGCTTCAATAGTGATGAAATTTATGGTGCAGTTTCTAACGGTATTTCGGCAGAAACTACAGCAGGAAATCCACCGCCTCCATCTTCGGGTGAAATAGAAGGTGTGACATCTTGGAATAATGGTAATGGCGATACACGAGTGACATTTGGCGGCGGACCTCGTAGTGATGGACCAGAATCATGGTCAAGAGTTGCAGTAGAAGCAAAAGTAGGTTTGATGAGATTACAACAAAAATTTGGTAGAAAACTTACTGTAATTAGTGCTTACAGAAGTACAGAAAAACAAGCAAGACTATTTGCCGAAGCAGTTCAAAAATATGGTAGTGAAGCAGCGGCAAGAAAACACGTGGCACCACCAGGTTCTTCAAAACACGAATCTGGAACAGCTCTTGATATAACATGGACTGGTTTTCCAAGTGGTAAAGATCAATTTATTCAATTTGCAAGAGAGTCTGGATTTAAGGGCTTTGGTATTACATATTCAAGTTTTGTTCACATAGATTTAGGACCAGAAAGGCAGTGGTAAATGGCAATATTACCTCAAACTAGAGTCACACCAAGAACAAGAAAAATTGATCCAGTATATGCAGACTTTCATAAAGATCTGACTAGAAATCCATTTTCAAATGATCTTGCTCTTAAAATAGATGAAGAAGCAGTTAAAGAGTCACTAAAGAATATTATTCTTATAGATAAAGGTGAAAAGTTATTTCAACCAAGCTTTGGTGGTAATATTAGAGCAATGCTTTTTGAATTAAATAGTCCTGCTACCATAAAACTAATTCAAGAACAAATTAAAACTACCATAAATAACTATGAACCAAGGGTGCAATTAATTGATGTTGAAGTCTATAGTTTAATAGATGATAATAGAGTTGCTATAAGAATAATATATGCACTTAGAAATAGAGAAGAACCACTCCAAGTAGAGTTTATTTTGGAAAGAGTAAGATAAAATGGCAAAGACACCTATTACAGAACTTGACTTCTTTGCAATCAAAGAGCAATTTAAGAATTATTTAAAATCTCAATCACAATTCAAAGATTATAACTTTGAAGGGTCAAATATGTCTATTCTTTTGGATGTATTAGCATATAATACATTCCAAAATAATTTCTATACTAATATGGCTCTCTCAGAAATGTTTCTTGATACGGCACAATTGAAAAATTCTATTGTATCACACGCAAAAGAATTGAATTATTTGCCAAAGTCGGCAACATCTGCAAAGGCAATCGTTCGTGTCACATTTACTGATACGAATGGTGCATCTACAATTACAATTCCAAAAGGTACAAAATTCACTGCTTCAATTAACGGAAGTTCATTTAATTTTGTGACTGCGCAAGTTTATCTTGCAAGAAAAACTGCCATATCTACTGATGCATTGACAGCAACCTATGTTGCAGATAATGTTGAAATTTTTGAAGGACAAATCTTCAAAGAGGCTGAGCAGGAAGGTTACTTCGTAGAAGACACAGCATTCAGATGTGTCCTTTCAAGTGAAAATGTTGATATATCGTCAGTCGCAGTTTCAACGGATGATGGAGAAATTCAATATATCTATAAGAGTGATATTTTCGGTGTTGAACCAAATGATCTTGTTTTCTACATCGAGCCATATTTTGATGATAGATATGCAGTAGTTTTCGGAAGAAATATTTTTGGTTTCCAACCTGACCCAAATGAAAAAATACAAATTGAATATCGCGTCTGCAATGAAGATGCTCCAAATGGTGCATCAAAATTTGCAACAACATTCAAACGAAATGCAAGAGTAGAAACAATCCAGGCAGCAGCTGGTGGTGCTAAAAAAGAATCACTCGAGAGTATTAGATTCTTTGCTCCAAAGTCAATACAGATTCAAGAGAGAGCAGTTACAGCTAGAGATTATGAAATACTCTTGAAACAGAAGTATAATGAAATCCAAGCTGTTTCAGTTTATGGTGGTGAAGATTTGGAACCACCACAATTCGGTAAAGTTGCTGTATCAGTTGTCTTGGAAGGTAGTAATGATCTTTCCAGCACCAGAAAAAATGAATTCAAACGTTATCTATCCGATAAAACTCCTCTTACAATTGAACCTATCTTTGTAAGCCCAGAGTTTATGTATGTAGATATTGTAGCAAATATTTACTATTCATATAAACAGACCAATAGAAGTGAAAGTGAATTAGAAAATCTTATCAGAAAGGTAATGTCTGATTACGATTCTGCTAATTTAAATACATTTGGTGCTACACTTAGAACATCAAAATTGATGTCATTGATTGATGATGTAGATGAAGCAATTCTAAGTAATAGTCTTGATCTAAGAGCAATTATCGAATATTCACCGCCATTATTACTACCTCAGAACCCTACATTTAAATTTGGTTCACCTTTGATTAAGCCATATCCATTCGTAAATGCTTCAGGTTTTACAGATTTTAAACCATCTGTTTCAAGTTCTGTATTTTCATATAATGGAGTATGTGCACTATTGCAAGATAATGGTTCGGGTATTATACAAATCATTACCAGTGATACAATCAATACCAGAATTTTAAATGGTAATGCTGGAACCGTAGATTATACAAATGGTGTTGTAAGATTGGTCAATTTTACAACTGATGGATACACAGGTCGTGCAATTAAAATCTTTGCTCGCAAGAAAGAATCTGACATTATTGCACCTAAAAATAGATTGTTGCAATTACGAGATGAAGATATTAAAGTAATCTTTAATGAGGTTTCATAATAATGAATATCGAAAAGTTTATTTCTTACCAGATTGAAAAGCAATTTCCATCTTTATTTCGAGAAGATGGAGTTGAATTAGTAAATCTAGTCAAGTATTATTATGAATTCTTAGAATCTGATGTTTCAGCATTTTATGTACAAGGTACCCGCTTTGTAAATGGATCAAATCAGCAATTTTCTGAAAAATTCAAAGATCGTAAAGCTGCAGAAACTAGACTTTTTGAACTTAAGAAAATACCTTCATATTCAAATTTGGTTTTAAAGGAAGATAAAAACCAAAGTATCTATAATAACAGAAGATTATTTGAATATAGAGATATTGATAATACGCTTGAAGATATGGTTATTTTCTTCAAGAATAAGTATATGAAAGATCTTCCTATTGATGGTGACAATACTAGATTTATCGTAAAGAACATTCTTGATCTTTACCGCAGAAGAGGAACACCAGAAGGTATTGAATTATTCTTCCGTTTGTTCTATAATGAAGGTGTTGACATTTACTACCCTGCGGAAGCTATTTTAAAGCCTTCCACATCAGCATGGAACACCGGCATATTTCTTCAGATGTATCCAAACGAGATTGCAAATCTGAGAGATCTACCAGGGAGAACAATATACGGATCTTTATCAAAGGCCGAAGCAGTGGTTGATCGTATTTCATTTATATTATCAAATAACACACTTACACCAATACTATTTCTAGGAAACGTAAGAGGTACCTTTATAGGCTTTGATGATATCTATAGTATCATTGAAGGTAACATTATAAACTTTGGTAAGGTTTACGGTTCTCTTAATAATATCGCCATGGATCAAAATGATCCAAGAGCAACATCTGGTAATAAGATCGGTGATATAGTTAATATCGAATACCCTGGCGCCAGAGGCGGTAAAGCTATTGTTACTGAAGTTTCCGAAAATATAACTGGTGAAATAGTTTACGAGATTAAAGAAACCGGATTTGGTTACACTAAAGAGAATACACTATTTCTAGTTTCAAACCAAATTATCTTCTCCTCTGATCTTTTTTCTAAACTAGAAATATTAGAGACACTTCAGGATCAATTCGGCAATCAAGGTATTGTCATCGGAGGAAATGAAAGTCTAGTAGGAATAAGAATGAATGATAATATGGAATTTACTGCAAATTCCATTATAGTGACAACTAGATCTTCAAATAATGACATTACTGTATTTGGAGATGAAATATTTGTAAGCAATACCAATATTCTAATTGTAAATAAAGCAGCAAACAACTATTTTAGTGATAATGATATATTCTATTATGATCTTATTACTGAAAAGAATGATTCATCGCCTGGTCCACTCTATCCAGAAGTTGCAAATACAGACATTTTATCTGTCAAGTTGAATGAACTTGACAATGAAGAAACCGTCTCTCTTATTACAGATGTAATTGGAGACTTTTTAAATGTTCCGCTAAATTCTTCAAACTATAATACAATGCCGCCAGCTTTAAATACGATGAGCGGATCAGCAAACCCAGTTACTATTAGCACACCATTAAATCAAGCATTCGATTTGGAGCCATTTACAATAGGTTCAATAAAGAAATTCATTAACGTCAGACCAGGTTCAAGCTATAAAAACAGAGTTTTTGCTGTTGCATATGATCCTATAATGTCCAATTTTGAAGTCTATAATCAGATTATTACACTTGATAATATCTCTGTGACTTTTGAAGTTGGAAGCATTGTTTCACAAAATAATGATGCTGTCAGGGGTAAAATAGTAAATATCATAGGAAATACTATTTTTGTAATACCTTATTCATATTACGGTTTTACAAATGAATATCCAATTGACTATAATGGTCTCTCATATAATATTCTAAATATAGGAAGAGATTATACTTCTCGTAGCATAGGTTTTAATGCTGATATTAATGCTGTAACACAGTTTGCTACTGGTAAAATAACAAAGGTAGGTATCACAAACTCTGGTTATGGTTATCCGGATGAAACTGAAGTATTACTTACTGATAATATAGGTTCAACTTTAGGTGTTGGTATCTCAAGTGCCAGAGGGCAAGGTAAGATTGAAGGCAGATGGTCGTCAACCGAATCTCATCTGAATTATAAGGACGGTAAAGTTCTACAGGATAGTGATTACTATCAAGAATACTCATATGAAATACTTTCTCAGACCGATATAAATACCTATAAAACCACATTAACCGAAATATCGCACCTCGCTGGTACAAAAATGTTTGGAAAGTTTGTCTTGAAAGATAAGATTAATGTTGGTACCAGCGCAAGATTTTCTTTGATACGAAATACTGAGGGATAAATGTCAATCATTACAAATAAGTTTAGATCAAAAAATACAAATGACTTTATTCAGGATTTTACCAATTCTGATTATTACATTTTTGCATCTTCTACCGGTATTTCACAATCTAGAAATTCTGAATTTTCCGTAAATGAATTTTTAGAAAATACACTATTTGGTAAAAAGGTAGATCCAACTGATGTATTCAATTTAATTGATAATACGAGATGGGTTCTTAATACCGTATATACGCAATACGATGATAAAGTAGATCTTACAGATAAAAAATTCTATGCCATAGTATATCCAACTGATAATACAGCTGGTAATTATCAAGTGTTCAAGTGTTTATCAAATAACCATGGTGCTCAATCAAAAAATGCACCAAATTATGATCCACAAGCAGATGATCAAATTTATAGAACAGTTGATGGTTATGTTTGGAAATTTATGTATTCATTTTCAACGTTGGATTATCAGAAATACTCAGCATTAAGTTATGTTCCAGTAATTTATCCATATGCAACAATTACCGGACTCACAGCTACTGGTACTGCAATTACATTTACAGCTGATAATACATTTGCACCAGGTATGCTTGTCACTATCACTGGTGTCTTACCATCTCAATATAACTTTGTAAATAGACCTATTGTATCCGTCACTCCTACTAGTTTTACTGTAGCTGGAACTGAAACTGGGGCTTATCAAACATCTCAGGGCACTTGTATTGCAACAAATAGTTCCATTTCTAAAAGATCAATTGACCATATTGAAGTCGAAAATTTTGATCTAAACAAAGGTTATGAGCTTAAAGAAGGTGATATTAAGAGTGTGGAAATAAACAATATTGTAATAACCACACCAAAAAATGATCTATCTAATTTGCCTGATTATTATGCAAATCAATATCTTTATGTCACAAACACTTTTACAAATGAATCGAGAGTATATACTATAAATACATATAGATATTCAGAATCAACACTTGAAGGCATTTTAACTGTTGCTGGTAAAGATAGTTTTATTGAGACAAACTTAAAATATCAGATACTACCTAGAGTAGAAATAATAGGTGATGGTTCTGGCGCACTAGGAGTACCTGTCATTGATGCAACAGCAGGTACTATAGAAAGTATTCTTATGTTGAATAAAGGTTCGGGCTATACCAGAGCATCAGCTCGTGTAGTCGATCCACTTTATGGTTTTGATACAGCGTCAGCACTTTCAACCGATGTTGAAGCAATTTTAAGACCTATTCTATCTCCTGAGGGAGGTCATGGTTCTAATTTAGAAGAAGAATTGATCTCAAGAAGAGTTTTGGTTTATGGAACTCTCAGTGATACTGAAAATCTTTCAATACCTTCTACAAATAGATACACAAAAATTGGTCTAGTAAAGAATCCGCAGTTTACCTCAAATACGGTACTTTTTGACAATAGATTAAAACTTGAATTTGATTCAAGTATTCTTACAGTTGGTGAAATTGTAACACAAAATTATTTTTCAAATTCTAATGAAGTTGCTTTCAGTGCGGAAGTGCACGAAATAGTTGGAAATGTAGTGTATTTTTGCAATTATCATGGGCCATATCAAAATTATCCTGTCGCTAATACGGTAGTAGATGGTTACGAAGATATTCCTATCAATTACAAAATGCCTATCATATCATCACAAGGTCAATCTTTGATTATAAATAAAAGTAATTCGGAAAGACCTCCGTATATACAAAAGACAGGTGATGTTTATTACATGACTTCTTTCTCACCGATTACTAGAACTGCATCTTCTAATGAAGAATATAAGATCGTAATAGAATTTTAAGGATAAAAAATGCCAATTCGTACTAATCTAAATGAATCTCCATACTATGATGATTATGATATTACAAAACAGTATCATAGAATCCTTTTCAGACCAGGTTATGCTCTTCAAGCAAGAGAATTGACACAGCTTCAAACAATTCTACAAAATCAGGTCGAGCAATTCGGCGATAATATCTTCAAAGAAGGTAGTATCATTAAGGGATGTACATTTACAGAGCTTCCAGCACTAAAATATGTCAAAGTAACTGATACGGCTGATAATATCCTAAATCCTGGTGTTGAAATCACTGTAAACCAATTTGTTGGTGGATTGGATGAAGAAACAGGTATTAGAACATATTATGAAATCCAAGGTGCGACAACTGGACTAAGAGCACTCATAATCCAGGCAAGTGTTGGGTTTGAAACAAATGATCCCGATCTAAGTACATTTTACATCACATATAAAAACTCAAACGATGCACAGGTTAAAGTATTTGACCAGGGTGAAACACTGGAAGTTTACAAATTTACGATTGAAAATGATGTAGTAAGTGCGGAAACAAAAGTTGCTGAATTTACTGTTACAAGTAGACCAAATCACGTAGGTGATTCATTTGGTATCCAATCTGCTATCGGTATTGTGTATCAAAAAGGTCATTTCCTATACGCAAAAGACCAAATCGTAATTCTTTCAAAGTACACTAATATTCCAGATAACGTATCCATCGGTTATAATGTCAGAGAAAGTCTAATCACTGCACTATCAGATGATACACTATATGACAATTCCATTGGTACGCCAAATGAAAATGCACCTGGCGCCAACAGACTAAAATTAGAACCAATATTAGTAGCAATCCCAACAACTGTTGCGGATGGTGATCCAACATTCTTCACACTTGCTAGATATGCAAATGGTGCTGCAATTCAAGTGCGTGACGTGTCACAATACAATGTTCTCGGCGAAGAAATGGCTAGACGAACATATGAAGAATCTGGCAACTATATTGTAAAAGGTTTCAAGACAAAGATTGCGACCGCTGCAAATAATGCAATTCAAGCAATATTGGAACCAGGTCTTGCATATGTCAAAGGTTACAGAGTCGAAAACAAAGGTGAAATTGCTGTAACAATAGACCAACTCGATGAGAGTGATGTTGAAGCTCAAACAAATCAATCTGTTGTTTTCAATTATGGTTCATATGTCGAGATTGCAAATACTTCACTTCTAGGAACACTACCAGTAGGTACATATCAAACTGCTAATCTTAAGAACATAGGTGGTACTACTATAGGTACCGCAATGGTACGTAATTTTACCCCTTCAAGAGTATATCTTTCAAACATTCGTATGGGTGCTAATAATTTCTCAGATGTTGTATCAATTGATGGTGCTGCAGGTTCTGTTAAAATTAACCCAGTTATCAAGCAAAAATCAAATGACACACTTATATTCAATATCGGTGAAACTTTCTTAAATACTGTTTCCGATATTAGCCTACCTGTTAGAAAAGCAAGAACTATAAGCAATATAGCAGATTCATTTACATTGACTGCACTATCAGGCGAAGATTTTAATGTTCCAATAGATTCAAATAATACATTAATAGTTGACTCTACACAAGATAATCTTCAAATTAGCAGTATCGTAAGAGATAGTTCAACCCAGTTGACAATAAATCTTGTGCCTGGTCAGACTCCAAGTGCTAGTGGTACAATATACTACAACTCAAGAATTACAACTGCGAATCCACATTCAAAGTTGGATAGAACTCTCTATGTCAAGAATACATTTACTCCTGGTACTACAAAATATAGCTTAGGTTTCCCTGATGTTTATCAATTGGTAAGCGTTATTGACTCAAGCAATACTGATGTTACAAATAGTTTCAGACTAAAAGAAAATCAGCAGGATCATTACTATGATATTTCTTACATTGAATACATTTCTGGGCGCCCTGTTCCTGCTAGTGGTCTAATGACCATAACCGTAAAAGCATTCAAAT